TGAGATGGAAGTTGCACCTGTAGAACTTCAAGTAGCTACAAAGACAGTACCAAAGACATATGTTACTATCTTTGCAGGTGCTAGGATCTTACAGGAAAAAACACCAAATCCTTACAAACATAATCAGTTTCCTTTAATACCATTCTTTTATACTTTTGAAGATTATGGTAATACTGTAGATACTTTTGGGTTAGTAGAAAATTTAAAAGACCCTCAAAGAGAAAAGAATAAGCGTAGGTCACAAGCCTTAGATATTATTAATCGTTCTCCAAAGGGTGGTGGTATCTTTACAGGAAACAAGGTAACTGCTGAACAGATGAACAGAGCTTCTGCGAACGGGGAATGGATCGGGATTCCTGGTTACAAAGGAAGAATATCTGATTTTATGAGTCAGTGGTCTAATCAGCATACAGCACTTGTACCAACGATAGCTTCATTTGAACAGCGTAGTGATTTCGATGCAAAGGAGATAAGTGGTGCTACAGACCCGATGATGGGTAGGGCAACATCTTCAACAGAATCAGGACTCGCTGTACAGACTCGTATTCGTCAGGGAATGAATACTTTGATGGAACAAATGGAGAACTTAGATACTTGTAAGAAGAATACGCTAGAGATGGCGATAGTAAATATGCAACAGTATTATTCTGTAGAGAAGATACAAAGAATTATCGGTTCAGAGTTTGAATCAGTTGAACCTGAAGAACAAGCACAAGTGAACCAAATTATCAACAAATTTTTAACGAACTTTTCGAACATGGAGTTTGATGTGGTCTTAGATCAAGGTCAAAATACTCCTACGATGAGAGCGTTAATGGCGAACCAGGTTGGGGAATTAGTTCGTAATGGATACGCTAGCTTATTTCCATTATTCGTAGAACTATCCGACATGGAAGCCTCCGATGAGATACTGGAGAAGTTTGAGCAGGAAAGACAAGCTCAGACCCAGTCACAACAACAACAAAAACCCCCACAAATGAGTGGAGAAGGAGTAATGTCAAATGAATAAATCTGAGTTTCAATATATTGATAAGGAAAAAGAACTATCTGGTGAAGAGTATGATGAAAGTTCTCCTGTAAATGAAGAAGCTGAGGTTGAAGCAGAATCAACCGAGACCCCAGAATCAGAAGAGCAAAAGTTACAAGTAGGCGATAATCAATTTGATTCCGTTGAAGAGCTTTTGAAGTTCGCTGAGGAAAGGGATAAGTCTTATACTAACTTACAAAGCCTAAACGGCAGACAGACCAATGAACTTGGTGATCTGCGCAAGATGGTAGAAGATCTACAGACCTCTATGCAGCCTCAAGAAGAGCCTGAAGTAGAACCTGAGTTCGATGAATACGATCCTGCAAAGCAGAAAGAGTATATTGAGTTTATGGCTGCTAAAAAAGCACAAGATATAATTGAACAGCGTTTCCAAGTTGAAGAAGCGAAGAAAGCTGAGACAGAGTATAATAGTGCTATGGATGCTATGATGAATGATTTTATTGAAGCACATCCAGAGTTAGGTCAAGACGAGTTAGCGAAGATAGCTGCATTTGGCGATGAAAGAGGCATCACTTTTATAGAGGATGCCTACAATGTTTGGAATATTCAGAATCAACAACCAGTTGATGCTGCTCCGAACTCACAGGTAGATAAAGCCAAAAAAGCAACGGAAGCAACAAAGATACCGACCACACTGTCTAATGTTAGTACAGGAAACGAGTCGGACACAGACTACGATAGTCTATCTCCAGAGCAATGGGCAAAGTTACCTGATGATGTTCGCAGAAAAGCGTTGATGGATGTTAGTTCTGGGTTTTAGTTAAAAACCTCAATGCTATAAGGAGTTTAGTATGGCAACAGATTGGGCATCAGGCTTAGAGGTCTCTCGGTGGGCGAAAGAACTCTCAGTCGAAGTCGGTAAAGAAATCTATTTTAGTAAATTTATGGGTGAAGGGCCAGGAAGCGCAATTCATGTAAAGCAAGTAGAAGAAGGTGTAGGTAAAGATGTTACCTTTGGTCTTGTACTTCAGCTTACAGGAAGTGCTATTACTGGTGATTCAACATTAGAAGGTAATGAGCAGGATCTTGCTACTTACGCTAATACAGTCTCTTTAAATCAAAAGAGATTAGCTGTAAGGGATACAGGAAGATTTGAAAACAGTAAAGTGCTTTACAATTTTAGAAGCACTGCTTTAGATCTTCTTAAACAGCAGTATGCAGAGCTAATTGATGCTGATATTTTCTCAGCATTAACTCAGACCAGTGGTACTCATGCGTATTACAGAGCTGATGCTTCTGCTTCTGTATATGCAAGCAGTGATCCAAAATCTGCGTTAGCAGGTACTGATAAAATCACTTTAGCTGATATTAGTGCAATGAAAACTATTGCAAAGCTAGGTGGTGCTGCAAACTACAAAATCAGACCAGTCAGAGTAGATGGTGAAGATTACTATGTTTTAGTAGTTCATCCAGAAGTTGCTTATGACTTGTTTGAGTTAGATGAGTTTCAGCAAATTCAGAGAGAAGCTCAAGTTCGTGGTAACAGTAATCCATTATTTTCAGGTGCTTTAGGTATCTATAATGGTGTAGTAATCCACTCTCACGAAGGTGTAAGTACCTTCACTGATGGTGGTGGAGCATCTGTAAAAGGTGCTAGAAACATCTTCATGGGTGCGCAAGCAGCTTGCTTTGCAGATAATGGTGCTATGAACTGGATCGAAAAGACTTTTGACTACGGAAATCAGTTAGGTATTTCTGCAGCAAAAATCTTTGGTGTAGGTATATCTGATTATAACAGCAAAGACTATGGTGTTATACAGTATATGACTGCAAGGACAGATCTGTAATCAATAACCTAGAGGGGGATTAACCTCCCCCTCTTTATTGGAAATATTATGACCTTATCAGAAATAACAACAGAAGTCAGAAATATTACAGGTGTAGACTCTTCATCTGTTTTAGCTGATTCAATCATACATGACCTTATCAACGAAGCTCAGTTTCAGCTTTGTGATGAGGCAAACCTATTACAAGGATATGCAACTCGTAATTCAGTTGTAGACCAGAGTGAATATCCAATGAAAACAAGTAACTCAGATACGGTTACAGATTGGACAGTGTATCAAACTAATTTATCTAATGGGAACACTGCTAGTTCTTCTTTAGAGCAAATGACCAGAATATTCAGAGTAGAATATGATGGTAGTATTTGTCAGAGAATAGGTATTAATGAAATCAATGATATTGCAGATGACTCTTCTATGAGCAATATTACTACAGATAAAGCATTTTACATACATGATGATAAATTAGGAATCTTTCCTACTCCTACTGAAGTAAAAGAAATAAAAGTATATTATTATAGGTTACCACACAAGATGTTTCAAGATGCAACTTGTGATATTGATGACAATAGTGCTGATATTACAATGGATAGTACCTCTTTAGTTAGAGAGGGTATGAGTGTTACTGGTGCTTTAGTTAGTGGAGAGTTTTTTGCATTAACTATTACAAGTGGTACTGCAGTTAGATTAAATGCAACTTTAAATACTACAGATGGTTCAGATCACGACAATACTACTCTTACTTTTGGTAAACCAGAGATTGATGAGCGTTATCAAAGAATATTAATTTACTATCCTTGTTGGAGAGTCTCAGAAAGACTTAGAGACCTAAATTTAATTTCATATTTTAAAAATGAATGGTTAGAGCAAAAACAGCGAGTAATACTTGAAAGACAATCCAGAGATGGAAGTACAGTTCTAACTGTTCCATATAACGACTTTTAATGGCTAGAAAAACTATAAGAGATTTTTCAGGTGGTTTAGTAAGCTATCAATCTGAATTAGATATATCAGATAGTCAATTCCAAGAGTTTGATAATGCTATCAATACAAAGCGTGGTAGTGTTACTAAAAAAGGTACTACTGTACAAAAATCAGATAGAAATACCTCAATAAGTCCTGTTAGCACAGAGTTTACACGCTATCGTACTGAAAAAGATGGTAGCAGTAACGATGTAAGTACAGAATGGTGGATACTTGCTAACGCTGATAAAGTATATAGAGCAGATGTTGCAGACGGCACTTCAGGTTCTTGGACTACAATAAACACTTATTCTACTTTTGGTAGTGAAATGATTGATGATGGCACAGCGTTTGCAACAAGTAAATGGAGTTTTGGTACTGGTTGGAGCAGATTTGTAGGTGAAAGTGATGTACAGGCATTATATACTACTGGATCAGGAACTGGAGCATTAACTCAAACTAATGCTAACATGGTTTCTAGTCTTAAGAAAAATAAAATATATAGATTACAATTTACCATAGACTCAGCAGGATCTCCTGGTAAAGCAGGTATTGAGATTAAAAATTCAGCACTAACGGAAACTTATGTAGCAAGAGCAGATTATGGTATAACAACTCACACAGTGTATTTTTCACCAAAAGAAAGTAATGGTGGTATTGGATTTTTTGCTCAAGCTGCAGATGGAGGCCAAACAGTTACATTTAAAATAGATGATGTTAGTATTAAAGAGTTTCCATGCCACGACCTTTTAGTACATAATCAGATACTAAGAATCAGTGATGGTGCTTTTTTGAACGACCCTAAGTGGTATGGATATATTAAAAGAGATACATTTGGTCAAGGATTAACTTTATCTCACTATCGTTGGAGAACACCTCCAATGTCTGCTGCAGTCAATAACTGGTTTTTAAAAGATACAGAACTTACTCCTCCTGTTGTAGTACCAATGAAGTACGCATTTGATCAGAATAATGATATAAATGCAGTAAATGAGGTAGGTATCTTTGTATATTATCCAGATGAAACTACACTGAATGGAGACTTAGTAGATACTAAACTTATTCCTGATACTACTGCAGGAACTTTTTCTGATAAAGATAAATATACAGTTACATTTTTATATGACTATGTTCAAGAAAGTGAACTAGCAAGAGATGCAAATGGAGATATAGGAGTATTCGCTCAAAATGCTCCATTATCTTCAGGAGCTAGATGTCCAGGCATACAATTAGTGCCATTTACAGGAACTTCACTTGCAAGTTGGAACGAAAGAATTACAGGTATTAATTTATATTGGCAACCTGAAGATGATGTAGATTTTTATTTAGTAGCTACTTACGATATACAAGATGCGTTTTCAGATGATCCTAGAGCTAAAGATTCTACAACTACAAGTGTAATTCGCAAAGGTATTACCGTTACTTCTAATTCTGGATATTGGATACCATGTTTAGAACCATATGGTGCAACGACAAACGATACGCAAGAATTAGATTCTGATCATGGTGATCATTCTGCAACTACTTTAATTGGTGCATCAAATTGGAGTTCAGGTGCTTCAAGTGCAGCACCAGATAAAGCGATTATTGTAATGCATGATATAGCAGATGTTACTAGCATGGCTAACTTTGCTGAAGGACTAGCAAGAACAATAACATATATTGCAAATATTAAATCACTATCTACAACAACCTTAACCACAGGTACTTCAGCAGGTACTGTAAATTGGGGTAATTGGGTAGGTCAGACCTATACTGATCTAGCAAGTGATTATCATTGGAATCATATTAGTGGATTTGTATGCTCTGTATCTACAGACAAAGTAGCAACCTGGTATATACCAAATGATGGTCTAAAACTTGCAACCTATAATTCACTTACAGGTAGAGCTGCAGAAACAAGACTAAAGCCGATAAAATGGAATACAGCAACAGTAGTAGGTAATAAAGCATTTTATGGGAATATAGATTTTAAAGATGAGAACGATCAAACAATTCGTGAAAGAAATCGCATTGTCTTTACTGATAACTTTAAGCTCGATGAAGCCGTGGTTGGAACAAAGTTTTTGGATGTTGGTAAGAATGATGGTGATGAAATAACTGCGTTACATTCGTTTCAAAATAGATTATATGTATTTAAAACAAGAAACATATATATCTATAGAATACAAAGCGCACAATCCGTTAATTTTATTTTAGAAAGACATATAGCAGGTACTGGATGTTTACATAAACACGCAGTAACAGATACACCTTTTGGTATTTGTTTTGCAGATAATAAGCAGGTAAGCCTACTTAGAGGTTTAGAAATATCTGAACTATCCTTACTAATTAGAGATACTTATCAAGGATTGGATCTACAGCCAAACTCTGGTGGTTTATCTTTAGGGTATCATTCTAATATTAATACACTGATTGTAAACTATGATTCTACAGCGACCATGTATGCGTATAACTTTGATACTCAGTCTTGGTCTAAGTTTGACGGTCATTCAGGTACTTTTCAAAGTCAGTTTGTTATGTCTGATGACCATGAAGTACAAACATTCGATACTACTTCTGAAAAGGTAGAGAATTTATTTGTAAGCACATCAAATGATGCTACAAGTACAGTAAAATTAAAAACAAAAAGATTTGATTTTGGATTACCTGATCAATTTAAACGCTTTACAAAACTACACATTACTTATTTAGGTAGTGGTGGTGCTAGTCAATTAACAGTAAAAGCGTATATAGATGGCAACACTACTGAGTCATTTACTCAGACGATTGCTGATAGTGCAACCTTAACAACTGATTCTTTTGTTATCAATGAGCTTGGTAAGTCAATAGAAATAGAAATATCGGGTGTTGCAAGTGATACAAGAATAGATGGCATAGATATAGATTACGATGTAGAAGGAGGTAATCCATAATGTCAGAAACGATTGAAACACTTACAGATGGTAAGCAAGATAAAATATTTAACCTTAAGCAAGGTTTTTTTAGTCCCAGAGAAGGGAAAGATACTGATATGGGAATATGCACAAAAGATGGTAAGTTCTACTTAGCTGTAAAGCTAAATGAAGAGTGGCATTTCTCTGAAATAAAGAAAGCAAAGGATTTGTAAAATGGATGAACAACAATTAGAACAAGAAATATTAAGAATTAGAAGATCTTCTTTACCTAGTAACACAAAAAAAACATTAGAGCAACAGTTGCGTGCAAGATTTGCTAGGCTTTCAGAAATGTCAGAGCAAGAAAGGCAAGCATTATTTAAAATTGAAAACATACCTTTTATAAGTGAATCTATGACTGAAAGTTTAATGAAGAATTTTAGAAAATCTAGATCATTAGAAGAACAAGCAGGTGTAGTTAGAGATCCAGAAACTGGGTTATTTAAAACTGAAGATGGTAGAGTATATCAAACTTTAGAAGAAGCTCAGAGAGGACAAGAAGAGCTTCGTAGAAGGCAAGAACTTGAAGAAACAGAAGCTAAGACTGAAGAACAACTTGGAGAACTTGAAAGTCTTATCAGAAGGTCTGGAGAAGCGCAAAGACAAATGGCTGAAAGAGTTGGTGCTAGACAAACAGGACAACTATTAAGTCAATTAGAGCGTAGTATTCTAGGTGCAGGAGGAGATGCTCAAGCACTAGAAGCTCTTACTCCTGGTATTCAAGAAAGAGCAGAAAGAAGTTTATTAGATAGGCTTACAGGTATAGAAGCGCAAACTGCACAACAATTACAAAGAGTTCCTCAGTTAGCTTTAGGTCAAGCTAATACAATGGCAGGTTTACAGCAAACACAACAGCAGATACAAGACCAAATGTCAAGAGCTATAATGGGTGAAGAAACTAGAAGAGCGCAGATACAAGCAAATTTAGATAATCAACCAGAGTGGTGGGAAAGTATCTTAGGTGCTGCAGGTACAGCGATCGGAACTGCAGTTGGTGGGCCATTAGGTGGTGCAATCGGAGGTTATTTGGGTTCACAAGCAGGTGAAGGAGTAGGTTAATGGCTTTTAAATTTAAAACAAAGAAAAAACCAACAGCAGCACAAGCCTTTGCAGGTGGATTCGCTCAAGGTGTCTCCTCTGGTATTCAACAAGCAGCACAACTTAGTCTGCAGGATAGACTTAATAAGCAGAAAGAGTTTGAAGATTTTACTAAAGGCTTGCCTCAGTTAATTAATTTAGCAGGATTAGAAGGCGATGATTATAAATCAGCACAAGAAGCTCAGTTTATGATTCGTAGAGGTGATATTAAATCAAGAGATGCTTTTACTAGCTTTTTAGATGGTAAAAGTCCAGGTCTTAGTAATAGATTATTAGGTGCTACTGAGCCAAGAATTATTGGCTCACCATACACAGGTTATGCTGAAGTGAGAAGAAGAGCAGGTAAAACTGAAGTAACACCTATTATAGAAGCAGTAGAAAAACCTGATCAAGGTGTAACCCCTGCTGAAGCAAGAGAAGTAAAATTAGCTACAGATAAAGTTAAAGATTTATCAAATAAGGTAAAGCAGTTAGAAGATAAGAAATTTAATGCTAGTACAACAGGATTAGTACAATTTACAGAAGATGATCAAAAAGATCTTGATAAAGCAAAAGAAATTTTACAAACTGCTACGAGTGAGTTAGATACAATTAGAACTAGAGTATTAACAGGCACTGCTGTAGATACTGTAGAAGATGTAGATCCGTATAGTCAATATCTTAGGTAATAGTAAGTATGTCTCAAAGATTCTTTGTAGGAAATAAAAAATATGATATACCAGATGATGTAAGGGATGCTTTTCTTAAGGATAATCCTAATGCTATTCCTGGTATTGAATATGATGTAGATGGTAAGAAATACTCTATACCTGCTTCTATAAAGGATTCATTTATTCAAAAATACCCTAATGCTGTGCTTGGTGGACAGCCAAAGATGAAACTTCCTGAGCCTCCAAAACCAAGAGAAATAGGTGAAGTATTAGAAGAAAGACCTGAAGCTGTTACTGCTCAACCTATTTCTGTAGCAGAAGCAGCAAAGATGCCTGTAGAAGTAGACCCACAAGCTGAGGCAATAGCAAAGGGCGCAGCTCCCGAACCTATATTTTCTACAGACCCAAGAGATAAAACATATAGATTCAGAGCTAATTTAATTAGGGAAACATTCGCAGGGTATCCAGAAATGGGATTAGATGAGCCTCAAACTCTTGGTGAAACCCTTTCAGATGTAGCAGGTGCAATCGGTGGTACTATACTTTCTTTAGGTACAACTGGGGCAGGCGCATCAAAAGTAATTAATTACACAGGAAAGAAACTTCCTAGAGTTGCTGAATGGGTTAATAGAACATTGGCAGGTAATAAAACAGCAAAGAAACTTGCATTTAACTCTGCAAGAGATTTGTTATCATTTAATGTGCATGGTCAAGTATATAATAGACCTGATATAAAAACATTAGAAGATAGACTCAATTTAGCAATGGAAAACTCTATTACTGCTTTAGCATTTAGTGGAGCAGGTGCATTGAGTCACATACCTAAATATGGAAAAAAGTTAGGTACAACAGCAGTAGGTATTCTTGGTTGGGAGATGGGTGGAGATACATTTGAAGAGAAAGCAATCAACTCTATTGCACTTATGGGATTACATAGCTTGTTTAATCCTACTCCAAATAGAAAAGGATTTAGAGGTAGCACAGAAGATTTACTTACAGAGATATATCCTAATCTTTCTAAGAAGGAAGCACAACGCATTTCTAAACAACTGCAGTTTAATATTTTAAGTGCAAAAGAAAAGATACCAAAGAGTTTGCAAGAAAAGCCTTTATTATTGTTACCAGAAAAAGCTGAATCTATTAGGCTTGCTAGACCTGTAGGTCAGCCATATGACCCCAGAGTTATGCCTTTTGGCGAACCAATGAAATTACCTCCTGCGAGAACAACTACAGGATTTGAAAGAGGTTCTGCAGTTAGAATAAAAGGCATTGGTAAATATGCAGG